TCTCAATAGTACACGCACCTAGCAATGAAAGAAAAGTGGTGAGTTGTTTAATAACGCTCACCACTAAGTAACAAAAGTTTAATAACGGAGGATTTTATATAATGAAAAACTTAGCACAAGAAATACACATCGTACCACTTAAAACTGAAACTCAAATTAATTCAACTACGGTTATGCCGCATATCAATATGAAGCTCTATGAGAAGGTAGAGTTTATCTATCATATGACTGCTGTGGCGGCTGACGATTTCACTGTGACTCTTACCCAGTCGGCATCTACTTCGGGTGGCACTTCAACCGCTATTGCTGGATATTATAGATTCACGGCGGCGGCTGGCACTGATACGCTTGGAACTGCTACCGCTCTGACTAGTTCAGGTTTAGCAATCACAACCTCTCATTCTACCTTAACTCTGATTGTAGATGTAGAGTCTCAAGATTGTACCACAGCAAGCAAGCCTTATGTGGGCTTAACTTTTACCGATGCGGCTAGCGGCGATATTACTGGTACTTTAATCGCTCTATGCTGGCCGAAATACCCGCAAGCAACCAACGCATCAGCATTAACTTAGGAGTAAAATGACTATTCCCAAAAGGAATAAAAGGCACAAGAGAGTGGAGAGTGTAAAAGCTCTCCCTCTTGCCCCTGCAAATAAGGCGATATTAGAACCTGTTGAAATAAAATATTCCCGTGTATGTGGAAGATGCTATTTCAAGTCTAACTCTGTTTATTGCCCTAGATGCGGGAAAGTAACAAATAAAATCTTGGAATAACCTAGACCCTTAAGGAGGGATAAAATGGCTACACAAGGTGTTGGAACTTTTGCAATCAATTCATTCTGGGAGTCTGGTAGGCTTATCTACTATGAGAAAGCCTATGGACATACTACTACTGGGGATGTTTTTATTCTTGGTGCTGACTATGTTCAGGTAGGCGATACCGCTAATGATGTAAACTTCGTTTGGAAAGGTGATACTACCGGAACTTTCACACTTGATGCTGGGGCGCACACGCTTGCTCTCACTGGTATGGCAACCTCAACCGATGGCGCAGTAACAATCACTAATGCTACTGCTACTTCTAGCACGACTACAGGCGCATTAATCGTAACGGGTGGTATTGCTACGGCGGCTGACATAACTTGTGGTGACGACTTGTTTATGTCTAACGGTGGGGTTATCAACTTTAACGCTGGTAATCTTACGCTGACACATAGCGCAGGCACGCTAACTAATTCTGGAATCCTTGTTAACACAGGGGCTATTTCAGTAGATGACACTACTGAATCAACTTCTACTACAACTGGTTCAGTCCATACTGACGGCGGGCTTGCTTGTGCAAAGGACTTCTATGCGGGCGATGACATATTCCTAACTTCGGGTGCTGTTCTAAACTTCAATGCTGGCGATGTAACCATAACTCACAGTTCAGGCGCACTTGCTGTCGCTGCAACTTGGGCAACACCTGCGGCTACCGGTAGACCATTTGGAGTAAACCTGACAGTCAATGCTGCATTGGGTAGCTATTCAAATGCCCTCAAAGGCAATGTAACTTATGGGGCTTCTGGTTATACCACAGGTTTGGGTTCTGCGGTAAATGCAGAAATAACCCTATCGGCAGGCACTGTGCAAGGAACTTATGCTCCCCTTGAGAGTGAAGTCACAATGGGTTCAGGGGCAAGCACGGGCACAAATACTGGCTTTATATATTGCAATACCACTGGCACAGGCTCTACTGCTTTTGAAAGCAATGGGCATTTAGTTATTATTGGCTCAGATGTTGCTTCAACTGCTGATGGATTTTGGGAAGATGGAACAGTGGGGACTCCCGCCAATACAGATGAGTTTATCTCTGTTTTAACTCCTAGTGGAAGGCGTTGGTTAGGGCTTTACAATAGCATCCCAAGTTCATAAAACAAATAGGCTTCGCTGGTGAGCCTCTAATCACCAGCATAAATAAAATAGGAGAGTGATAATGGAGCTTAACGTGTTTGAGAGACTTTTACTCAGGAACATCATACCCCAAATTCAAGGCGTAAGTTTTGGTATTCAGGAAAACGCCAGAATCCTACTTGAAACTATGTTCACTGAGGATGAGGCTGAAAAGCTACAAATCAAGATGAACGAAGATGGCAAAGGTGTAACTTGGAAAGTCAAAGACGATGAGGGGAATGATATTCCACAGGTCAAGGATTGCCAAGTTAGCAAGGGTGTTAAGAGGGTAGTATCGGAAGAACTTATAAGACTATCAGAATCTAAACCACCTAAACTATCCTGGGAACACAATACTCTATTCAAGAAATTTGTTGACGATTGGGAAAAGTATATGGAGAAAGACGAAGGCTAGCCCTTAAGCAAGGCTAGTCATTCTCCTTGAGTGGTGATGAAAACTGGCAGTTGAGAAGCCAACAAACAAATGGCGAAAAACAGAGTATTAAGGTTGTACATCTTTTGCTCTTAGGTGGAACAGACACCTATCACTGCTCAAAATATAGGGGCGCATTTTTATCCACGCTTAAAACGCACTACAATCAAAATCTAGGCTATCAAATGACTATTAGCTATATGTTAGTGCTACCCAATTTCACGACTAGCTTAACATAAGTATATTACATAATATTGTTATATAAAGTTTACATAACTCATCTGGAGGTGTTTTATGGCAACCATAGAAGGGAAAAGATTAATAACCGTAACTACTACTAAAGCAGTAGCGGCGGCTGGAAATTATGCGGCTGAAGATGTTATTTCAAATTCTGCTTCAGCGGGGACTGTATGGACTTTTGACGCTGTGGGTAAAGTCAACGGCGGGACTGGTTATATAGTCAAGGCTCAAGTTGTTTGTGAGACTACCGCACAGGTTCAAAGGACTACTTTGTATCTGTTTAACTCGTCAAGCGTAACCTGTAACCTTAATGACAACGTTGCCAATACAGCAGTAGTACACGCTGACAAAGCCTATTATTTAGGTAAGATTGATTTCCCTGCGATGGAAGATTTGGGGGGTGACTCTGAAGCCATCGCAACTCCATCAACTACGGGAAACCTACCATTAGCGTTTAATTGTGCAACTGCTGATGATGCCGTTTATGGCGTATTGGTTACTAGAGACGCTTTCACAAACGAAACAGCAACAGATGATTATACAATAGTCTTGACCGTAGAACAATATTAGGAGTGTAATATGCCAGTAGCAGGGAATAGACGAGTATTCGGTGGCGGTACTGGAGCTAGGGGAATTAAATTCCAACCTGACGCCAGTTGTGTCCTTTGGCTTCCCGGTCAAGATGACGCATATTCATCTACTATACGTGACCGTTCAGGAAAGGGCAATCACGGTACACTTACAGGGACAACGTGGACAAGGTTATCAACTGGTATTTGGTCATCTAAATTTAACGGCACAACAAATTATATAAATTGCACAAATGCCGCTAGTTTGAATTTAACTGCGGCTTGGACAATAGGGGGATGGTTTAACTCCAACTCTTTAACTGCGGAGCAAGATATAATTGCAAGACGAAATGCCGCTGGTGCGGGCCCGTACACATTAGAGATATGCGACCCAGACGGCGGTATAACCGTAGCGTGGAATAATGGAGGTTGGCGAATCACAGCCACAGCGGGTAGTCTATATACTACTGGTAAGTGGTATTTTCTGATAGCGACTTGGGATGGCACTTATGTAAAGATTTACCTGAATGGCGCATTGGTAAAAACATCCGCAGATTTATCAGCTACTCCGCCAACAAGCAACGCAACCGAACCCACCTTGATTGGCGCAAGAATACTCGGTACAATTCAAGCACCGATGAATGGCTCATTAGATTTAATACGTGTTCACAATACAGCATTAGCAGCTTCAACGATAGCAAATAATTATAATCAAGAACGTTCCCTATTTGGAGTCTAAATGAGCTTTGAACAATTACAAAATATCATCAATCTGAATAAAGAGCGTGAAGATGGTCTGTCAGAAGATGAAGACTTGACTAATAATTTATGCCCTTATTGCGATTGGAACTTAGACACTAATTCTAAAGGTAAAAGAAGTTGTCCAATTTGTGGGAGGATATGGAGATAAGATATGTTTGGTGCTTATGCCAGTATAGCCGATGTTAAAAACATTCTAGGAATAACTGCTACAACAGACGATACGATGATTAGAAAAATCGTTGAGTCGTCTAGTAGAAGTCTTGATAACTACTGTAATCGTACGTTCATAGTCAATTCTGGTACTAAATACTTTGATGGTGCTGTTACTCTATGGACTCCTGATTTACTTTCTATTACCACACTCAAGACAGACGAGGATGGAGATGGAACTTACGAGAACACATTTACAACCGATGACTACATTTTATACGGTGTAGGATTAGAAGACAGATTAAACACCTATCCTAAGACTGAGATTGTTATTAATTATAGTCTAGGTGATTATGGCTCATTCGCTTCAGGTGTTCAAAAGGGTGTCCAGATAGCAGGAGTATGGGGATATGGAGACGGTATATCTGCTACGCCGTATATATCAGACACCACCACAGCAGAAGCTCTTGACGCTAGTGAGACAGGTGTTGATGTAACTTCAGCAACCAATCTTTCAGCGGGTCAACTTATCCTAGTTGAATCAGAACAGATGTATATCTACTCTATATCTACGAACACTTTAACGGTTGAACGTGGTGTAAATGGTACGACAGCGGCAACACACGACACGGGTAAGACTATTTACATCTATCAATACCCTTCAGACATAAGACAGGCGTGTATAGATTTAAGCGTAGCCCTTTATCAGAATAGAGCTAAACAAGGATTACAGAGTGAGAGAATAGGTGATTACTCTTATACCATAGCAGGGACTTCTTTAGGTAAGAGTATGGTTGAATCCATACTCGAGTCTATCCGACCTTATAAAAGGATGAGGTTCTAGGGTATTTTCTATTAACTACAAATAACATCTTCTTTACTCCTAAAAGATTGCGCAATGCATTGCGCAATCTTATTCATCTTTGGGGATTATAGCTTTTAATTTATCTCGAAAATCAGGGCATACTGGTAACCAATAAGAGCATAAAAAATCTCTTGTTCGACAAGTAAATGAGTTTGTGCTTACATCATCTTTATCTCGTATCTCAATTAAATCTAAACAATCAATACAATGCCTCTCTCCTGATAAAGTCCTGATATTAAAGTTACCACACTTAGGGCAATATCTAAAATCATCATCTTTATATCCGCAATGAGTACAAAATTTAATAACCATACTACTATTATAGATTACTTTTTTTACTTTGTCAAGTCTTTTTAAGGAAATATTTTAATGCCAATATCTAATGGGCTTTTAATTGAAACTTTTACTCCTCAAACCTTAACCGAGACATCAGACAGTCAAGGTGGCGTAACAACTTTGTGGGTAGACAGCACAGCTTTCAGGGGTAGGCTTTCCAGTTTACCTGTTAATGAAAGAATGAGTGCTGATAAGCTCACCGTGTACGCCTCTCACAAGTTATTTTGTGATTATAATTCCAGCCTAAGTGAAGCTACTAGAATACGTAATAGCGATAGTACACGCTATTTTGAAGTAAAAGGCGTGGTTAACCCTAGCAATTCTAACCATCACCTTGAACTAACTTTATTGGAGATTGATTAATTTTAATTGTTTATTCTCTGCTTTTAATTGTTTGATTGTAGTCTCTAGTTTTCTAATTTTTATTTCCATTTGTGTTATTTGGGTATGTTTATCAAGGCTAACCATCTGAAGATTCTCAATCCTATTATCAGTTTTAATATTATTCTTATGGTGAACGATTTCCCATGAATGCAAGTTTCTACCAAGTGATTTAGCCATAACTAAACGGTGTTCTAATACAGAGCGTTGTTTATCAGCCATAGGTAAAAAGAAATTATCTGGAGGCAAAATAATACGGGGATAACCATTGGCATCTACCCAACGTCCACCTCGCCATTTAGGGTTATCCTTACCATATCGCAAATGACTACACGTAAAACACACACCTAAATGTTTTCGTGTTTTAGATTTATGTTTAGGCACCCATCTTTGCTCATGGCATTGAGGGCATTCCTCCCAGATATAAAGTATACGATTGTTTTTACCAATATCATAACCATGACATTTATCACCAAGTTGTGGCATATCGCACCTCCTACTTATATTATACCACAAGTTTAGTATTAAAGCAAGTCAAGGAATAATAATGTTATCAGCTATAAACACTGGGTTTTTTAACTTACTTAAATTGTATCCTGAGACGTGGGCTACGGGCACGACTTATGCGATAGGGGATTTCGTTAAAGCTAGCACGTATAACAACCATACCTATCTATGCACAGTAGCGGGCACAAGCCACGCTACAACTGAGCCTACATGGTTAACTACCAATGGGGCTACACAAACTGATAATACAGTTACATGGAAAGTATTTGATAGAAAATGCTACCAAATAAAAGCCCCTCAAGGCTCATCATCTCCTTATGTAACTTTTGGTTTACTTACCGAATCACCTATCGGGACATTTGCAGACTTTGAGAGTATAGAGAACTTAACTTATTATGTAAACTGTTTTTCAGATAAATCACCAGCCGACTTAGCAGAAATAGCAGATGAAGTTATGGACAGTTTAGACGATAAGACTTTAACAGTTACAGGATATACTTCAATGAAATGCGTAAGAGAATTCATAAGTTCACCTATTTGGGATATGGACACTA